TTAATGGACCTATTAATGGATATTAACGGCACTGGAGATATGGTGTTCGTTAACGGTGCAGCTCCTCGCACCTACATTGAGGCAGATGTTGTAGCCCAAAGACTTGCCATTCACCTCAGAACCTTTCGGGCCGAGTGGTTCCTAGATGAGCCTTACGGTGTTCCGTGGTTTGAAATTCTTGGCACTAAGAAAACAAAACAACAAGTGGATGCAATCTTACAGCGAGAAGTGTTGTCGGTTCAGGGGGTCAGAGAGATTGTCTCTTGGTCGAGCGAGATTGACAACGTCAACAGAAACTATAGTTGTAAGTTCACAGTTAAAACAACAAACGGTGGTTTGACCAATCAAATCATTGTCAATTCACCAACTACTTAAAGGTAATTAAATTTTATGGCTGGATTGACTGACTCTGGGTTGGACATTAAAAGGCTAGTTGAAGTAATCACAGACCTTCGTCAAGAAGCCGTTCCAATCTTTCAAGATTTGCTTGAAGACCCGAATGACATTGTAGATACATCCGAGGATTCTACGCTTGGTCGATTGATTGGTCTTATCTCCCCCTCGTTGGCTGATCTTTGGGAAGCTGTTCAGGAAGTATACTCAGCTTTTGACCCAAACTCAGCAACAGGTATTGCTCTTGATAATCTCGTAGCTCTTGGTGGAATCACTCGATTCTCTAACACTTACACTACAGCTCAAGCTATCTTCACAGGCAACAACGGGACTCTTATTCCTGCTGGAAGTGTTGTTTCTAGTGATACAACTGGACAAAGCTTTAATGTTGTAGCAAGTGTGGCGTTGTCTCCGACTCTTGCGTCTGGTGTCACTATTACAGTACCAACTGTTGCAAGCAGCACATTATACACCATCACTTACTCTCGGATTACAATCTCAAACACTGTTAGTTACACAAGTGGTGTTGGAGCTACAGCAGCGAGCATTCTTGCGGGACTGAAAGCCGAGATTGATGCTAATCATCCTCAATTGATTGCTACTGTTGTTGGAACGACTCTGGAAATTGACCTTGACGATATTTTCCAAGTAACTTCTTTCAGCACATCAGCTAACCTTGGTATCACTAAGGTTGATAAGATCGGTGATTTGATTGCTCAAGAATATGGTCCGATTGAGCAAGCTCCAAATACAATCACTTCTATTTCTACTCCTGTTCTTGGCTGGGACAGTGTAAACAACCCCATTAGTGCCGTTGCTGGTCGATTTATTGAAACAGACGAAGAGCTTCGTGAACGCTTCCGCGTAAGTAAGTTTGAACGAGCTTCCAACATTCTAGAGGCGCTGTATTCTGCTCTGATAAACCTTGACACTGTAGAGCAAGTGGTTATCTACGAGAATGATACAGATGTGACGGATGCTAATGGCATCCCTGCTCATAGCTTTATGCCTATTGTTCTTGGTGGCATCTCTACCAATATTGCTCAGAGCATTTGGGAGAATAAGCCTCTTGGGATTAGAAGTTATGGTAACACTTCCGTAACGATCTACGACAGTCAAGGCTTTCCGCACGATATCGGTTTTGAGCGTCCTAACCCTGTCACCATTTATATTGACTTGGATATTACCACCAACTCCGAGTTCCCTCAAGATGGTGAGCAAGCAATTAAAGATGCAATTGCTGCATACATGGAAGCACAGTTTGGTATTGGCGAAGATGTTATTTACAGCCGACTCTATACGCCCATCAACTCCATTCCCGGACACCAAGTAAATAGTCTAACTATTGGCACATCCCCAAGTCCAGTTGGAACAGTAAACATTCCCATCGCTTTCAATGAACTGTTTTCTCTTGATCCGAATAACATCGTAATCACTGTATCTTAAGGAGGGTGCTGATGGCTACTCTATACCATGGGCATAGAAACAAGAGTATAGAAATGCTACAACAAGAGCTTTTTTATATGGAGTCGTATATCCTAGTCTATGGTAAGTATGTCAACGCACACGTCCCAGTAGATTGTGAGTGTATAAATTGTGGTTATCAATGGAAGAGATCACCAAATTCTCTTTTAGCCGGAGATGGTTGTATAGTATGCGCGGGCAATCTGAGATTAACTCTCCATCAAATAGAGCAGGACTTGTTAAAGATAGGTAAACCCATGCGATTAACCGGGGAATATCTGAACACAAGTTCAGTGGTTAGATGCGAATGCCTAAGATGCGGGTTAGTCCGAGACGTTGTTGCAGCTAATATAAGGAAGGGAGCTTGTCCCGGTTGCAGTCGGCGTTTACCGTGGACTATTGAGAAGATACGGGAGAAACTGGCTTCAGATAATAGGGCGATCCATTTACTCTCCGAAGAGTACCAGAACGCCCTATCAAACCTTAAATTTGGTTGCGATATTTGTCATTTTCAGTGGGAGGCTTGCGTATCAAATATTTTTAGCCATAGGGAGACTGGATGTTCAAACTGTGCTAAGACTGGGCTTAAGTTCCTGCGTCCCGCAAACCTTTATTATATACGCATTAGCTTTGGAGATGTTGTTTTATATAAGGTTGGGATTTCTTGTAAAACGACACTGAGAAGGTATTCAGCCTCAGAAAAAGTTAAACTTGAAGTTCTTTATGAATATAAGTTTAGTACAGGAAGAGAAGCATACCAAGCCGAACAGAATATACTGAATATCTTTCAGGATTTTTTATATAAAGGCGCTAAAGTGTTGTTGTCAGGTAATACGGAAATATTTACAAAAGATGTTCTACAAATGGGCCATTTGAAACCTAAGGCGGTGAAAAATGCGCAATAATTTCACGATTGCACCCTACCTAGAAGAAGCCCGTGATCGTGTAACCTACCAATTCACCGATAAGCCTATCTTCGACAAGTATTTACAGTTATTGATTCTTGGTCAAGTTGAGATTCAAGAAGCTTTAAAACAAGTGATGCAGCTTCGTAGCATTGATACGGCAGAGGGTGAGCAGCTTAATGTAATCGGAAGGATTGTTGGACAACCAAGAGAACTTCTTGAAGCCGACCTTTACGAATACTTCGGTTTGCAAGGTGCAACCAATGCACAAAGCTTTGGTGAGATTGGTAATTCAAGCATTGGCGGTTTGTTCTACAACTACGGAACACCCTTGGGTGGTAACGTCTTACTGGATGATGCAACCTACCGTAAATTTATCAAGGCTAAAATTTTTAAGAACGTAACAGCCTCTACCCCAGAGGAATTCATAACTGTTGTAAATACAATCTTTGATATTCCAATATCAATTGCATCTGAAGGCGATGCCCAAGTTACATTGATGTTCGGACGTATTCTAACAGCTTTTGAACGTGCTTTGCTGAATTATGTGAGCACATCTCAAGGCTATCCTTCCAGACTTATCCCTAAAACAGTTGGTGTCCGTATTAATTACGGAGAGTTTGATGGGGGGAATTACTTTGGGTTTCAAGGTGCTCCGGGTGCTAAAGGCTTTGGCGAGTTTACGGGCACTTACGGTTATGGTCTTGGGTATGGCCTTGAATATGGTGACTCAGACTTTGAGCTTACAGGCGATGGCGGGTTATTTGCTACGCTTTACTAATTAAGAGAGGAAACAAATGGCACAATTTTTGAAGCCTAGCAATCTAAACAATGTGTGGGCTAGCGGCGGGGATCGGATTTATCCCGGTGATACTAAATACGCAACTGGTTGGCAAGTGGAGATCCCCCCTCGTCAATACTTTAACGAGATTGATTACAAGCAAGATCAAATGCTTGCTCACTTGAATCAGCACGGGATTCCTGTTTGGGATAATGAGACAGAGTATCAAGCAGACCAAAGCTATGTTCAAGGTTCCACAGGCACTGTTTATCGTTGTGTTCTAACACACACAAACCAGAATCCTGATCTTGATGTAAGTAACACCTATTGGATTATTGCTTTCGCTTCTGCTGGTGATTTCTATACCGCTGCTGAAAGTGATGCCCGTTATGCTCAGCTCTCAAGTAATGGTAGTGACTATAACGTAGCAACTTTCCGAACTAACATTAGTGTTTATAGCAAAGCCGAGACTTATAGTCAGTCAGAAGTTAATGTTAGAACAACCGTAGCCTCTGCTCTTCAGTCTCAGCAACAAACAAGTAACACGGTTTTGATTACACCTCAACGCCTATCTGATGCCTTCCGGGGTAGTAACCAATCCCTCACAACCAATGGCTTCCAACGTCTTCCCGGCGGTTTAATTCTTCAATGGGGTTCTGTGGTGCTAAACACAACCCCAACAACGTTCGACTTTCCAACTGCCTTTTCTTCTGCGGTGTTGACGCTGATCGGCAGTGATGGAAATTCTGCCGAAGTTGCATACACAGCTTGGCAACCGACAAGTTTAACACAATTCTCAGCAACCGCTAGCGGCGCTAACATAGCTTCGAAGTGGATTGCAATAGGTATTTAAGGAACCACAACATGACGCAGAAAGTAAGCCCTTTCCTTGAAGGTAAATACGGCTGGGATTTTGGAGAGAGTGGTTGGAACTCAGGTATGGATGAGAACTTATTGAAGTTCTCTTTCCTGTTTGACGGTAATATTGACTCTGAAGTAGATACCTTACCAGCACCAACATCCGGGCAATCCGTTTTTCTCAATACTGATAAGCGGTTGTATTTCTCTGTAAGCGGTACTTGGTACTCCTCTCCCACACCGTTGTGGCACGTCCTAAAGATCAAAAGTACAGGGCAATCGTTCATCTTTAATGGCTCAGGGTTAATTAATTTACCGGATGTCCAGTCTGTTGCGGACGATGTTTCCCAACTTGAGTCCGATTTCGCCACCTTGGGTTCCGCAGCTTTTCAAGATGAAGCCTTCTTTGCCACCTCATCTCAACTGGACGTTGTGTCTGCGCAAGCTAACAGCTATACCGATACCGTTTTCTCCAATCTAGCTGACACCACATCAGAGGAACAAGGCGCTAAGAAGGTTGGTTTTCTGTCCCCTTTCACGGGAGCTACGCCCCTTTCTGTTTTTGATAAAATATCCTACACCGTTAGCGTAATGGATTTTGGAGCTGTAGGGGATGGTGTCGCCGATGACACGGCCGCTGTCCAAGCTGCCCTTGATAGTGGGGCTAAGGTTGTAAAATTCCCGGCTGGTAAAACCTTCAGGTGGGCAGGTAATGGACCAACTGTGCGTTCAAATACAACCTTGATTGGATACGGTTGTATTATTGTGCAGCCTAACTCTGATACTTCAGCTACAATATCAGTAGGTAACGAGTTTGTCGGCTTTGGTGTTGATCTGGGGTCTGTAAATATTCACATTGAGGGTTTCGATATACGCGGGCCTCAATATGCAACAACCCCCACCCCAGCATATCGTAGTATTGGGATAAGTATTCGCGGTCGCTATGACCAATACTTCTACAACAACCCGAATTACCCCAGCAACCCACCGGAAGCTGTAAGTGGAACTTCTGTAAACATAACCATTAAAAACAATAAGATTAATGGGTTTGGTCAATCAGCCATCCAAGCAGACCAAATCGACCAGTTTGTTGCATCTGGTAACTACATCAACTACTGCTGCCGTGATGGTGTCAGGATATATGGGACACGACATTTTACCGTTGTTGATAACTTTGTACGATATCTCGGGCCCGGAATGCCCCTTGAAGGAACAGCACCTAATAATAATGTGTATGGTGTTGAGTGTACCCGAATATACCACTCCCCTGACGCAAACGGCAGTACGGTGGCATACCGCCCACCTCGTTTCGGTGTTGTTTCTAGGAACATCATTAGGGATATCCCCGGTTGGAAGGGTCTTGGTACTCATGGTGGAACCGATATTACATTTGCCGATAACATCGTTATTGATGCACATATCGGTATAGGCGTGGACAAGGGCGGGTTTAATAGCCAAGATGGGTTTGCACCACCTCGTCGTATCAAGATTCATGGTAACAGCTTCTTTTGCACTGATGGCGTAGCCTATGGGAATAGGTCTGCTATATTTTGTGTGGCGCACGACGCAACAGAGAGTAATTTCGGTGAAGACCTCACTATCTCCAACAATACTATCTATGGGCCTTGGGGCGAGGATACACGAGACGGAGGCATAGTTGTTAGTAACTATCGTCGAGTCGGTGTTAGTGATAACATAATTACGAACGCATTTAGGTCGGCAATCAATCTTCAGCAAGTCGTCGAAGAGTTTAACATCAAGGGCGGGGTGATTACTAACACAGGGATGACCTCATCATCATTCTGTACTGGTATTTCTTGCCAATCGGGTAACCAGCGCGGGTTAATATCGGGTGTTGTTTTTAGGAAAACAGATACCTCAGATGTTATGACTGCCGTTTCAATTGTGGCCCCAAACACAAACTATGGCGTCACTTTGGCATCTGATATTACGACCTATGGTACTGTAACCAAGGTTAACACCCCCGCATCGCTTGCAGTGACAAGCCCATACATACTACAGTCACTCGCATGGGCCAACATCAACAATAGCGGAACAGCCTCTATTTCCGTAGGAAGAGGGGTTCTATCAGCAACTAGAAGTTCTGCCGGTGTTGTTAGGGTAGTACTTTCCTCCCCAGCCTCATCTTCTGCGTCTATGGTCGTGTCTGCGACAGCTAAAGGTTCTGCTCAGCGCTCCTGTATGGTGAACGTGATTAGCGCCTCTGAGTTTGATATCTACATAAGGGATACCGCTGGGACTCTAGTTGACACGGGCTTCTATGTAGATGTGAAGGCTTATTGATTCTAAGGTAATCAATCACTAATGGTGTAGAATGAAAGCAATCAAAAGTAAACTGATTGCAGCATTTATTGCAGCGGGGCTTAGTGCCCCGGCTGCTTTTGTTGCATATGGCGGAGGAAAGTAATGAACATCTCCGACCTAGCTAAAGCTGTCGGGATTAGTGAAGACTTGGCGGCCCTTTGGTGGTCGCCAATCACTAATGCTATGCAGCGATATGGCATTAACACTCCTCTACGCAAAGCTCATTTTCTCGCTCAGATTGGACATGAATCCAATAGCTTCAAATCTGTAAGTGAGAGTTTGAATTACAGCGTAGACGGACTTCTTAAAACATTCTCCCGTACTCGTATCTCTGAGACGGATGCTCATAAATACGGACGCACATCCACACAACCAGCAGATCAACAGGCAATTGCTAATATTGTATATGGTGGTGAGTGGGGAGCAAAGAACCTCGGGAATACTCAGCCGGGAGATGGCTGGAAGTTTCGTGGGAGAGGCTTGATCCAAATCACAGGACGTGCTAACTACACTAAGCTCAATCAAGCCCTTAACTTTGATCTTGTCAACCGTCCAGAACGTCTTGTAGAAGATAATCTTATCTCTGCATTAGCAGCCGCATGGTTCTGGGATAGCAGAGGATTGAATAGCTTTGCTGACAGGGATGATATTCTGACCATTACCAAACGGATCAATGGCGGAACAAATGGTTTAGATGATCGTAAGAAGCGCTTGGAAAGGGCTAAGAAAGCTCTGGGAGTGGTATAATGCAAAAGGTAAAGGATGTGGTTGTTAGCACAACTAAGGACGTAGTAAAACCAAAGCTTCTCGATAACTGGCGTGAGCTTCTTAAAAGCTATTCATTCATCTTCCATGCTCTGTCCGCGCTTTTGACATTCGTAGAAATCATCCTCCCCCACATGTTCCTGATTGAGCCTATGTTCACCCCAGCAGCTTATGGTGTGACGATGTTTGTATTGAACGTGTTGGGTGGGTTGGGACGACTCATCAAACAACGCAATATTCCAGATTAAGGAGAACAACATGCTATCAAAACCACTGATGCTTATAATAGCTGTTCTCTTTAGTTTGGTGTGCCTGTTTGGCTATCTATCCTACTCATTTTATGGGGATAGATCAACGCTTAAAGCTGATGTGGATCGTTTAGTGAAAGCTAATGCAACGCTTGTTTCTGATGTAGAAAAGGCTACTAAATCCTGTCTAATCGTTGATGAAATCAATAGAAAGCACAACGAAGAACAGAAAGCTTTGGATGAGAAGAAAGAAGGGATTGTAAAGCAGATAGACAGCATCCCAAAGAAATCTCACACAACAACTAAGGAATCCTCAGATGTTGAAGAAACTAACGTTGTGGACATTGATGGTGTATTGCCTCTTGATCTTCAGCGGATGCTCCAACAGAGCTATCGAGACGCAATACAGAGATAGGGTTCATACGACACCAGATAGTCTTCTTGTTGATCCGTGTGTAGCTAAAGAAGCTGGGTGGTCTGTTAGAAGCCTCAGTATTGGATATGTAGAGAACACTTCCTGTATTGCTAAATACAAATCCTTGCTTGAGAGACAGAGAGAGCACAAGAAAAAGATAGCGGAGCTTTATAATGCCGAACACAAACAATGAGCAACAAGCAGCAATCATCGTAGACCGAAGAATTAATACACTTTGGGAGAGGCTTGCAATTGCAGCTCTTGGTTTAGTGTTGTCTTTCACTGTCTACAGCTTTAAAGAGCAAGCAACAAGGATTGAAAACCTTGAACAAAAAGTGATTGCAATGGACAAAATCAAGACGGACCGGGGCGACCTTAAGGAAGTTGAAGAGAGACTGAGCTCCACTCTACAAGCCCTCAAGTCCGACCTCATTGCACGTCAAGATATTGCACAGGCCAACATCCTCTCACGGATTGACATGTATATGCAACAAACCAAAAAATAGATTAAAGAGGAATGCCACTGTGCTCTGGACAATTCTTCAAAATGCAGTGAACTGTTTATTTCTGGTTCTCTGTGTTGTAGTGCTGACGATTGTATTGAGGCAGAATGCTTCAGATGTGGCAGCTAATAATGTAGTTGAGCAAATTGACCTTGTTCGTGAAGAGAATAGAAAAGTGATTGGAAACAACACTATCTACTTAGAAGGGAGGGTGAACGAGCTTGCTAAAAGTCAGAACGATTATCAAGTGTCCACTTCAAGGAAGATATCTTTGCTGGAAGATAAAGTTGGAAAGCTTTCAGCGGAGGGTGGTAGACGGAGGTTGATAAATAATAACAGCAATAGCCTCACCATCAATGGAACTGAAGTCGCTGTTAAGCGTTCTTCTGAAACAGAACGAGATGTGCAATAGCTATCACATCTTTTAGAAACGACTATTAAATTAAAAATAAGAATAAATAT